CAGAAACAATATGTCGAGGTGAAGGTACATATGTAGTTAAATCGACATCACAAAATTTAGGTACTAAACCGAGCTGTAAAATTGGAGAAACCGTGGTGGCAAATCCACATGCCGGTGTGATAACTTCCGAACCTTTTGGAAGATCGAGTGCAGCAAGTGCAAGTAAAATTGCACTACTTCCAGAGTTTACAAAAAGACCCATTTTTTTACCAAAAAGAGACGCTGTTCTTTTTTCAAACTCTTCTGTACGTTTACCGAAACCCGCTAACCACCCGTCACGAAGACATTCTTCAACGGCTTTTATTTCTTCCTCGCCATACGATTCGAATTTATTGGGTGCGTACCAGACTTTTTTACAATACATTTATTTAAAGAGTAATATCATCTTTAAGTAAATGAAAGTGTGTGTATTAGGTTCAAATGGATTTGTGGGAAGTAATCTTTTAAAATACACGGATTGGAACGGTGTCACGCATCGCGAATTGGATCTCACGGACCAACATGCGGTTGAAAAGCATTTTAATGAACATAAATATGATGTCGTCATTCACTGTGCCGTCGTAGGTGGAAGTCGTCTTAAACCGGATGACAGTGACGTCGCATACAAAAATATTCTCATGTTTGAAAATGTTGTGAGAGTATTCAAAGGTAAACTGATTTACTTTTCGAGTGGTGCTGCACTCAGGGGTAACCCACCTACGGATCCTTATGGATTATCTAAATGGGTGATAGACCGAAGAATAGAAACTATACCCAACTCATATTCGTTAAGAATATGGGGGTGTTATGGACCGGGTGAACTACCATCGAGGTTTAGTGCTGTGTGTAAGAGAGAAGGTCATGTCGTTATCGATCAAGATAGATATTTTGACTTCATCGATATCGAAGATGTTCGTAAAATTGTGAAAGAATATGTGAATGGGAATAAAATAAAAAAGGAGTGTAACCTTGTATACACCGAAAAGCTACTTCTGTCTCAATGGGCCGAAAAGTTTGGTGCTACATGGGAAATTGTAGATAATTCAAAGATGGGAGAAAGTTATTGTTCTACTTGATCCATTTCATCTTAATATTATTTGGATTTTCTAGACCTAGAAAGTCGAGAATATCTTGTTCGAATTTTTCAGTTCCGATGTCTTCAAATTTTAATACTAGGAGTTTTTCTGGTTTGTCTTTGAAGTATTCTAAAACTCTACAATTGTGGGCTTCATAGACAGCCCGAAGACGTTCTTCGTATTTGTCATCATAAGATCCATTTACACCTATAATGGCAGCGTTACCCTTATGTCTGGCGATGGGCATCAACCATGCGTCATGTTTTTTGTAACTATTGACAAAAGAGTCTGTATCTCTAATACACATGATAAACTTAGTATTGTCATATGTTTCATCAATATGCTTGTACATACCAAAGTATGGAAAATCCCTCGCAATCATGTCATTATTTTCTTTTAAAAAATCGTAAACTTTTGGATTATTAACGGTACCATTATGACATGATGTTCGCATATCATCTGATGTAATTAAGAGATCTCCATCACCAACTTTACAATCTGTAGGATGAGTGTGAAGATCTATAACTCTACCAGCATACGTGTTGTAACCAGAAACCTCGTGTATAAAATCACCAATACTTCTGGACGCCGTTTTGAAAAATCCACAGTAAATAATTTTCATTGCGTTATATAGTATACTATTTAAATATAACTTTAAGTATATTATAAAGTAAAAGTTTGGTATTATACATAAATATTAGATAGTAATTCATATAAATGAAGCTCCTCGATTGTTCTTTAGACGACTTCAAATTTTAATATGAATCACCATTTCTTTAATAGTTAAAGAATTGAAATAATATTCATATAGATGAAAATTAGGTCACTTTTTCATACGTATAATGTGGATTTCACAAATGAATTGCCTGACATAAGAAGTAAAGATGTTTTGGTCATAGACAAAAACGTTTATGATATTTACAAATCTAATTATGACAAGTATGAATATATGTTTAAAATCGAAGCAAAAGAAGAATTTAAAAATATGAATACAGTATTGAAATTGGTAGATTACTTGATGAGTATTGGATTTACTAAAAAAGATACTTTACATGTGGTAGGTGGTGGTATAACACAAGACATATCATCCATGTGTGCAGCAATATTTAAACGTGGTATAGATTGGATTTTTACACCGACAACACTTTTATCTATGTGCGACAGCTGTATTGGTTCTAAGATGGGTGTCAATCACAATGACAGTAAAAATCAACTGGGTACATTTTATCCACCAAAGAGAGTCATCATCAATGTAGAATTTCTCAAAACGTTGAGTGAAGAAGACATTCACTCTGGAACTGGAGAGATACTAAAATTATATGCTCTGGATGACCTTGAGTGGAAAATTGATAATTTGGAAGATGCACTCAAGAAATGTCTAACTATTAAGAAGGTTGTGATAGAAGAGGATGAGCTCGAGAAAACTATAAGACCATGTTTAAATTATGGACACACGTTTGGGCATGTATTTGAAAGCATGTCTGATTTCAAGATTCCACACGGTGTGGCGGTCATGATAGGCATGTATGTCATAGACAGATATTTTGGTAAAGGCGTGGAAAGATATAAACCGTATATGGATATTATCAAGAAATATACTAAATACATAGTGTTGGACGAAGATCTCATCTTGAAGTATCTCAAATCGGACAAGAAGGTTTTATCTGATGAAATCACATTGATTAACTGCAGAGAATTTATAAAGGTAAAGTTAGATTTCAAATTGGTTAAAGAAATTTTGTTAATTATAAATAATGAACTTATATCTTGATGTGGGTGCTACTCACATTAAAGTGATGTATGGTGACAAAGTTGATATATTTCAATATTTAACTAAAGAATACGTAAACATCAGAGAGTTCTCCGAATTCATAAGAAAAATATTGTTTTCTTATGACTTTGACAAACTATACACGTGTTCTCAGATGCACGGCTTCGCTATAGAAGGACACCCCAACTACATATCTTGGATGTGTGAAGATGTGGAACCATTTGACACACCCGATTTAAAACATACTGGGTTATTTTCGTGTCACGGGTTACCTTATTTCAATTCACAATTGTTTGATGGTGGGAGAATGATAAACCTCATAGAAGCGTGTTTGGATGAAGGATATCACATATCTCACGAAACACTCGAGTGTGGCACCGGATTCTATGATTTAGTAAACAGACAACAAAAGGAAAGTCGTTTTGAACTACCTAAAGTTGTGAGATATGAACCTACTGTATGTGGTAAGATTTGTAATGCCATTGTGTACGCACCACTTGGTGATTTACAAAGTGCTGTGATGGGTATAGATCAAGAACTTGAGGAAGGAGATATTATCATAAACATGGGAACTGGTTCGCAGATAATACAGATCGGACGTACATTCAGAGAAGACACAGAAAACAGACCACTTTTTGATTACATATTAAATTGTGTGACGCATATACCGTCAGGAAGAAGCATGAAATTTTATAAGGATTTATTAAACCTACCTGAATTTAATGAATTGGAATATAACGATATATTAAACTCTAATGAAATTATAAAACTTGGGTATTTCAAGAGTGCGTATGGATTTGATGATTACGGCGGTATACATGGTATAAGTGATACAACCACGAAATATACACTCGCGTGTAGTCTAATTAGGTGTTACGTGGAACAGTACGTAGACATTTTAAATGATAAATTCAAAAATAGGTGTAGGATATTTTTAACGGGAGGTATATCTAAAAACATTCCTATTATAAGAAGATTATTTAAGTATCACCTAAGTGAAGGGGTCATTGTAGAAGACAATGATACACTTAAAGGCTTATATAAATATAGTTTATATGACGATACTCGTTTTTGGTTCAACAGGTAGCATTGGAAGATACATATATGAGCGAATCAATAATTCGATTGGAGTGACACGTCAAGATTACGATCTTTCCAATCCAGACGATTTTTCGGGTTTGGAAAGGTTCAACAATGTAAAATGTGTGATTTGGTGTACGGGTATGAATTGTAACGATACTATATCAAACATGGATATTCGTAATTATGACAAAATTATGAATACGAACATCAATGGTGTTATTAAATCTCTACACTATTTGGAAAGTACTGGTAGATTGGTGGATGGTGCTAGACTTTGTATCATAAGTTCCATACTTCAAGAATATGGGCGAATAAACAAAATGTCCTATTGTGTATCTAAGAGTGCCATAGGTGGTCTCGTGAGATCGACATCCATCACTTTGAAAGAACGAAATATTTTGATAAATGCCATACTACCTGGTCCAATTGATAACGAAATGACAAAAAAGACGTTATCAAACGAAGAATATCGGTGTATGAAAAAGTACTTCGTTGAATTAAAAGATATATTCAATATGTGCAAATTGTTATGTTTTAACAATAATAGTATCACTGGTCAATCTATTAAGATTGATAATGGTATATCAGAAAAGGTCACATACTGACTGTAAATACTTTACATCAAAAAAATTATGCTTATTATTTTTATAGACGTGCATCAACACGTTGTAACACTTCGAGAATTTAAAATCGTATTTCTCTATGAGTGTTATGGCATAATTTACATGCATTGAATACATTCCTGTAATGAAATACAACACATGGTTATTTTTGTAACTACTGATCCACTTTTCGCAGTATTCTAATACTGGCAACAAATCATACCCTTCCTTGTTTTTCATTATACTATGTGCGATAAGTAGCTCCGTCTTTGCATTCCCGGAACCTCGTCCTATGCCTCCCATAGTCCCATCCACAATAGATACACCGTTGTAATATGAGTCTATACTTTTCACAGTCGCATTCAATAAATTGTCGTGTGCGTGAAAACCGATTTTACCTGTGTAGTTTTTCTTAATTATATCTAAAATATAATTCATCTTCATTATACCCAAGTTTCCATATGTATCCGCGATGTAGAAATATGTTGGTTTACATTCAGATATCAACTTACACGTCTGTTCTATTTGTTTATCGGACATTTTGTCTATTCTACCAACGTTAACTGTGACTTCATATCCAAGTTCTTTCAGTTTAGTCACCATTTCACACGTTTCTTTTATGAGTTCAACATTGAGTACACTATCATCTTTGTTTACACAGTGATAGGCTATAAGAATTCTCACCATACTCACGAGAGAATCTTTCTTTGGTACAAAATCATTTGAAGTGAATGTACCCATTTGTGCCATCACAGCGATCTTTGTATCATCTGAAATTATATTCCCGAGTGTGTCATTGATGAGAGTTTCTGGTGTATGATACCATACACCAAACCCTTCTTCTGGTTTAGAACGCCTAAAACCAAGTTCGCAATACTTTACACCCGCATTCTTACACGCAATATAGCTTTCCATTACCTGTTCTTTAGTAAAATTCCAGTTATTTGTGTACCCACCATCTCTGAGAGTACAATCTAGAATTTTCATTTGTCTTATAGTGATTTCAATCTTTAATCCTTTTTATGAACATGTTATCATCTAGTGTTTCGTCGTCCAAAAATGGTGACATCTCTTCGTGTGGCATATTTTTAAATGTTCCATCCGGCATTGGTTTATTTGAGACTTTCGGAAACCGCTCTTGTACATTACATACTATTTCTACTATTATCGGTCCTTCTTCTTGATTTAAGTAACTCGTGTCATTGTCATCTTCAACTCTGTAGTAAGGTAAATCATATGCAATGGCAATCTTTTTTATGTCACAGAAAGTGATGTCACTCTTAGAACTCGTACCAAATTCTCGGTTAAATACCATATTTTGTGTTATCTTTATGGCACCGTAGCCATCGTTATTAAATACCATGACGGTTATAGGTAAATTGTGATGTTTTATGGTTTGTAATTCTTGTATATTAAATTGAAAAGAACCATCTCCGAGTATAGAGTACGCTCTACGCCCATGTTTACATGCACCTATAGCAACTGGAAATTCATATCCCATATCTCCGTGACTACTTGAGATAAAACGATCATTATCTTTGTATGTGAACATATGCCATATAATATTATATATTGAACCAGATGACGCTGTGATTATAGAGTTTTCACACTTTTCCTCGAAGAATTTATTTAAGTGTCTGTAAGGACATATTAGTGGCCCTGATTTATTTGGTAATTCGTTAAACCATTTGTTTTTCCATTCCTTATTCTTTTCTATCCATCGTGGATCTGTGTCACACATAGGCAAATCGAACCCGAAAAATGTATCGAGATCCATGTGAATCTTTATATCCACTTTCTTTTCATCCATAAATTCCGACTTGTCTATATCAATATATACAACTGTAGCTTCTCTAGCAAACAATTCTCTTTTGTAACCAGTTATACCTTTAGATAATCTACAACCTAAACATAAAATAAGATCTGCATTTTGTATAGCAAAGTTACCTGATCTATTACCGACTATACCAACTTTACCTGTATAATCGTTACCTAAATCTATACCAAAAAAACTTACGACATATGGAATGTTATGATATTTTATAAAATTTCGGAACTTTTCTTTTGTTTTAGAAAGGTGAATACCGTTACCGGCTAAAACAATCGGTCGGTTTGATTTTGACCACGTTTCTATAAACTCTTTTGAAAACGTAGAATTTAAATTATTTAACGGTGGTAACCAGTTTACGAGATTTTCTGGTACCTGCATAGATTGTACATCAACTGGTATAGAAAGCCATACTGGTCCCAATCTACCTGTTGTTAGATTATGATAACATTGTTGGAGAACTTTCAAAGTATCTTTTGGGTCTATGAGTTCTATTGCACATTTTGTTATACTTTTAACACACTCGACTATATCACAATCTGACCCAAAATAGCCTCTATCCTTACCTCCCCTTGACCTAATGTTATCTCCACTGTGTACCTGTCCACTTATAAAAAAAACTGGGACACTGTCTTGATATGCGATGAGACAAGGGGTAATCGCATTTGTGGCCCCACATCCTGACGTCACACAACATATACTCGGGTTATGTTCGTATGATGACCACCCAAGAGCTGCATAGCCCGCGGGTTGTTCACCGTGTGTATATATCACATCGAGTTTTTGACCAAATGAGTCATTGAGGTGCATAGCAAAGCCACCCGTCACCGAAAAGCATGTGTTGATACCCTTTTTTAGTAAGAAATTCGTGATGTAATCCGAAACTTTCATATAACTGTTTAAAGAAAGAAAACTTTAATTAACAATAATGAAATTAACGTATACGATTCAAGTGTGTAATGAATCCAGAGAGATATTTTCATTGCTTAACTTCCTCACACGAACGGTTGACACAGAAGATGAAATAAATGTGGTTGTAGATTCGGAACACACGACTGAACGTGTATCTTTCGCGTTAGAACATTTCAAAGGCAGAATCAATGTTTATGAAAGACCTTTTGATAACTTCAAAATGAACTCTGATTTCCACATAAAAATGGCGACGGGTGATTACATTTTTGGTATGGATGCTGATGAATTACCACAAGAATTGCTCATCAAAAACGTGAAGAAGATTATAGAGGAGACAAATGCTGAAATAATAGCCGTGCCTAGAATTAACATTCACCCAGATATAACTGAAGACGATACGAAAGAGTTTGGTTTCAGTCTTAATGAAGTTGGATTCATTAATTGGCCCGATTTTCAAACGCGAATTCATAAGAGATGTGATTACATATATTGGACGGATGAACTTCACACAAAGCTCACTGGTTCCGATAATGTGGTTGGAATTAAACCTATTCCATCAATGGCGATGTGGCACATAAAATACATGGATAAACAGAAAAGTAGGTGGAAAAAAGACGAAACTGGTAATTACAATATCAATGCTCCGTCAAAGAGTGAAATTTATGATTTGTTAATGTAGTTTAAAGGTATCTTTAAATAATTGGTATATGATTGTTCTAGTTACTGCACACGATCAAAAATACCAACCTTTGGCTGATCTCACACTCACTAAGAATAAACTGAAATACTGTATGAAACATGGATACAAATTACACTATTCGGATGATTGTGGGGCTAAGGCGGGTGGTAAACCAATAATGGCAAAGTTACCACCCATACCAGAAACACATCATCCATCTGGTTGGGGTAAAATTTTCGTCATAAAAGAAGCGATGGATAAGTACCCAGATGCGGAATGGATTTTTAACACAGATTGTGATGTCATGATCACTAACATGGGTATTAAATTGGAAGATATCATCAAAGAACATGCGGGTGAAAACACACATGTCATCATTCCAGCGGATTGTAATGGTATAAATTGTGGTAATATGCTCATACGTAATTCCTATATTGGGAGAGCCTTTCTTGATACTGTTATTGCTGGTATGCCACTGTATAGACACTGGTACATGTACGAAAATCAGCTCATTCAAGACCTGTTTGTGGGTAACCATCTCGAAGAAACCGGCATGACTCCAGGTGGTACGTTTTGGGGACGCGTTGGAAAAGTCCTACCACAGAGAATCATGAATTCGTATGATTACACGAGACTTCCAATACTCAAAGACCGACCAAATTACAAAGATATTCTTGGTACGGACGGACAGTGGCAAGAAGGTGACTTTTTGATACAATGGCCGTCTACCGATTTGGATTATAGAATTAATGAAGCAAAAAGACTGATTGAAAAATTAAATATCTGAATAATCTATATGTTCGAATCCGATTTGGAGTATATCGATGCGCTTAATGCTGATAATGTTAATAACATGGCGCAACTCGAAAACATATTAGAATTTCATAATATATCCATGTCCAAAGATGATAATAAGTATATAATGGAAGAATATTCGGTATGTGATAAGGTAAGTAAAGATGTAATATCGTGGTATTATCGTAACAAAAATATACTCAATCAGATGAAAGAATGGTATGATATTTATAATGAGGAACTGTCTCAGTATAAACAAAAAGTTTCAGACGTTAAAAATAAGATAAGTGAAATGAAAAAACACTAGTACAGTTTCAAAATTTCAGCAACTGCGGGGTGTCGCAAGATGTCATCTTCACTCATGATGACATGTTCGATATAATCTAATTCTAAACCTTTTATACGTTTAACAAGATCGGCAAGGCCATTTTTTGGTCCGAGATCACTTTGTTTCAGGTCACCAGTAACGATCATTTTTGAATTATCGCCGAGACGTGTAAGTAACATTTTCATTTGGTTTGGTGTACTGTTTTGCATTTCATCTGCAATTATAAACGCATCGTTAAACGTTCTACCACGCATGAAACCGAGTGGTTCTATACGAACGTGTTGTTCGAGTTGATTGCGTGTTAAATAATTTTCAAAAACGTCCATCATTGGTCGTGTCCAAGGTTCCATTTTCCTTTCCATTTCACCGGGTAAATAC